TGTAAGTTAGCCATGAAAGGCAAAGGAAGAGCTTACGGAAAGAATTCGTAGTGAGAGCTTACTACTCAAAGGGAGGACTACGTCAATGGGTAGCGGACAAATGGGTGGACATAGGAGCACCGAAGAAGGACGGGAAATATCAACCATGCGGAAGGAAGAAGGGGAGCAAAAGGAAATATCCAAAATGCGTCCCACTTGCAAAAGCCACACGGATGACAAAGTCGCAAAAGGCGAGTGCTGTCAAACGAAAGAGAGCTGCAGGTAACCCAGGCGGTAAACCAACTAACGTAAAAACATTTGCATAATGAGAAGACAAGATAGACAACCACCTAAAACTAAAAAGTATTTCAGATCTACAAAGTCTGGAGCAGGGATGACAAAAGCTGGGGTCGCCCGATACAGAAGAGAAAATCCCGGTTCAAAACTAAAAACAGCTGTCACTGGTAAAGTGAAAAAGGGTTCTAAAGCTGCAAACCGACGTAAGTCGTACTGTGCAAGAAGCGCAGGCCAAATGAAAAAATTTCCAAAAGCTGCAGCTGATCCTAATTCAAGACTAAGACAGGCTCGTAGAAGATGGAAGTGCTAAATGAAAAAATCAAAAGCAAAAATAAAAAAAGTAATGAAGGGTTTGCAGAAAGCATCTAAAACACATGCTGCTCAAGCAAAAACTTTGAAAGGAGTCTTACATGGCGGATCCAAAAAAGGGAACGGGAAAAAAGCCTAAAGGATCTGGTAGAAGACTCTACACAGATGAAAACCCTAGAGATACAGTTAAAATAAAATTTGCAACACCAGCAGATGCAAGAGCAACTGTTGCAAAAGTAAAACGTGTAAGTAAACCCTTTGCACGTAAGATACAAATATTAACAGTGATGGAACAGAGGGCTAAAGTTATGGGTAAAAGCCAGGTTGCATCAATTGCTAAGAAAGGAAAAAATGCAATTAGAAACAGTCATAAACAAACTACTTAGATTTTTAAGAAGTAGATTAGATAATTTATCCATGTCAGTCACATCAGGTGGGGTTGACAGTATGGAAAATTACAAGTATATAATAGGACAAATAAATGCCTATGAGGCAACACTACAGGAAATCTCTAACCTGCTAGAAGATAAGGAGCAAAATGAAAAAGGAACAGTCGTCAATCTTAACACCAAACAATGATCTTATTGGTGTAAAGAAATCAGAGAAAAAAGAAGAACCAAAATTACCACAACCTACTGGTTGGAGACTTTTAGTTTTACCTTTCAAGATGAAAGAAAAAACTAAAGGTGGATTAGTATTAGCTGAAACAACTTTGGAGAGGCAACAAGTTGCATCTCAAGTTGGTTTAGTTATGGCTATGGGTCCACAATGTTATACGGATAAAGAGAGGTATCCAGAGGGTCCATGGTGCAAGGAGAAAGATTGGATTATGTTTGCACGTTATGCAGGTAGTCGAATCAAAATAGATGGTGGGGAAATGCGTCTGCTAAACGACGATGAAGTTTTAGCAACAATTGATAGTCCAGAGGACATCTTGCATGAGTTCTAAACATAGGAAGGAGTAAACTATGCCAGACACAGAAGAAAATAAATTAGTGCCTATTGATACATCAGGTCCTGATGCTACAGTAGACATTGAAGAAAAAAAAGACGAAGCTGTAATTGAACAGCCAGAAGAAAACGCGGAACAAGAAACAGGAACAGATAAATCATTTGAAAATGAAAGAGAAACAAAGTTAGACGAAAAAAAATCTGACGAAAATTTAGAAGATTACAGTAAAGGTGTACAAGCTCGTATTGCGAAATTAACTCGTAAAATGAGAGAAGCAGAAAGAAGGGAACAAGCTGCTGTTGAGTATGCTAAAGCTGTAGAGGAAAAAAGACAAGCATTAGAAAAACGTTTTGAAAAAACTGATGCTGATTATATCAAAAAATTTGAGACGACTATATCATCAGGTTTGGAGGCTGCACAAAAAGAATTAGCTGTAGCTATCGAAGCTGGAGATGCACAAGCTCAAGTTTTGGCTAACAAAAGAATTGCACAACTCGCTTTTGAGAATGCAAAACTGGAAGCTGCTAAAGAAGGTAGAGAAGCAAAAAAAGAACAGGTTGAGAAGCCTGTAAATCTTTCTCAAGGTGGTTATACAAGTCAACCTGCTATGAATGAACCAATTAACCCAGATCCTAGAGCTGAAGCATGGGCTTCTAAAAATACTTGGTTTGGTACAGACAAAGCAATGACTTATACTGCTTTTGAGATACATAAGGACTTAACTGAAAAAGAAGGTTATGATCCTAATTCTGATGAGTATTATGTGGAAGTTGATAGACGTATTAGAGTTGACTTTCCTCATAAATTTGGTAATACTAATAAACAATCGACTGCCCCTGTTCAGACAGTGGCTTCTGCTAATAGAAGCGTAAAGCCTGGTCGCAAAACTGTGAGACTCACATCATCACAGGTCGCAATAGCGAAAAAATTAGGTGTGCCACTCGAAGAATACGCAAAACAATTAAAAACCACGGAAGGAGCGTAAAATGGAAAAAGAAAAAAACACTTCTCGTGCGAACCAAACACGGTCAAAATCTGAGAGACCTAAAGTGTGGGTTCCACCATCTTCTCTAGATGCACCCCCTGCACCTGATGGATTCAGGTATAGATGGATAAGAGCAGAAAGTATTGGCTTTCAAGACACTAAAAACATATCTGGAAGATTAAGAGAAGGATATGAACTAGTAAGAGCTGAAGAAGTTGAAAATGCATCTGATTATCCAGTCCTCGATGAGGGCAAATACAAGGGAGTGATTGGGGTAGGTGGCCTTCTACTTGCGAAGGTACCTGAAGAGATCGCGAAGCAACGTCAAGCGTATATGTCTAATAGACATAAACAACAAGATGAAGCAGTAAATAACGACCTTATGAAGGAGCAGGATAGTAGAATGCCGATCAATGTTGAAAGGCAATCTCGTGTAACCTTCGGTGGTACGAAAAAATAATTTTTTCAATCACTGAATTTATAAACCGTACTGGAGGCCCTTCGGGGCAGGTACATAAGGAGAAACAACTATGGCAAATAGAAACACACAAGGTTTTGGTTTGGTCCCTGCAGGAACTCTTGGCTCAACGCCAGCGACTTCTGGTCAAGGCAAATACAAAATCGATGCGGGTTATGCTACCACTATATATCATGGTGGTGCAGTTGCTTCTAGTGCTGGTTACATCGTTGAAGGACAAGGAACTGATACTCCTATCCTAGGCGTACTTAATGGAATATTCTACAACGCGGCTACAACTTTAAAGCCGACGTTTGCGAATCATTACGTTCAAGTAACACCAGCAAACTCAGAAGATATCGATGCATTTGTATTCGATAACCCACAACAACAATATGTAGTAGCAACTGATGATGCAGTAGCACAATCTGGATATTTAGAAACGTATGATATGAATACAACAGCTGGTAGTACAACTACTGGTCAATCTTCAGCTACGTTAGATATCGGAGATACAAGTGCTGATGCAGCTTCATGGAGATTACTTCGATCTGCTGAAGATCCTGAAAACGATGAAAATGCGGCTTTCAGATCTGTAGTAGTAGTTGCTAATCTAATTGAGCTACAATCGTAAAGCTAGAATAGGAGAACAATAATGGCAATATCACGATCACAACTAGTTAAAGAACTAGAGCCAGGTTTGAACGCACTGTTCGGCTTGGAATATAAAAGGTATGAAAATCAGCATGCTGAGATTTATACTGAGGAATCATCTGACAGAGCTTTTGAAGAAGAAGTTATGTTATCTGGTTTCGCAAACGCACAAGTAAAAGGTGAAGGTTCAGGTGTATCATTTGATGAAGCACAAGAAACTTTCACAGCTCGTTACACTCACGAGACTGTAGCTTTAGCGTTCGCAATCACTGAAGAAGCGATTGAGGACAACTTGTATGATAGACTTGCGTCTAGATATACAAAAGCTTTAGCTAGATCTATGAGTAATGCTAAACAAGTAAAATCAGTCGAGCCTCTAATTCAAGGTCTTCCAACTACGGATAACTTTGATTCAGGTGACGGTGTATCTTTATTTAATACATCACACCCAACAGTGGCTGGAACTTTTGCTAATACTTTAGCAACTCAAGCTGACCTTAACGAAACTTCATTGGAGCAGTCTTTAATTGACATCGCTGCGATGAGTGACGAAAGAGGTTTAAGAATCGCTGCTAGAGGAATAAAAATGATTATTCCTTCTGAGCTACAATTCACAGCTGAAAGATTGATGAAGTCTCAAGGTAGAACTGGAACAGCTGATAATGATGTCAATGCAATCGTATCTATGGGTATGATTCCGCAAGGATACAGAGTTAATAACTATTTAACTGACTCTGATGCATTTTATATCTTAACAGACGTACCTAATGGTATGAAAATGTTCAACAGAGCTCCATTGACAACTGCAATGGAAGGCGACTTTGATACTGGAAACGTTAGATACAAAGCTAGAGAAAGATACAGCTTCGGCGTATCAGACCCTAGAGGTATCTTCGGCGTTGAAGGTGCGTAATCAATAAATTTTATGGGGCCGCCTTAAAACGGCCCCATTTACAATATAAACGGTGAGATTCATGAAAAATTTTTTAGTTAACATTTGGGCATACAATTATCATGCCAAATTTGAAGTATTATCTGAAGATAATGCAGAATCCCTAGAAAATGCAATCCTTGACAAACTTGGAGAAAAGAGTATAAAATGGGAAGATCTTGGAAATAGTTATAATGACAAGATCAACAGAATAACCTATGAGGAGGTTATACATGATACAAGACCTATACAAACAAAAAAGGTCCTTGGAGTTGAAGTGGGAACAGGAGCATCTATCTAATGGTAGATATACTCTTGAGATGGTCAAAATTGATGATAGAGTCAAAGAGATCATTACAAAGATCAAGCTAGAAGAAGCTGAGATAGCCCACAGGCAAAATACTATTGAAGGTGCCGCTCCACAAGTTTCTGTAGCTACTTAATCAAAAGCTACATCGTTGGAATAAATCCACTCCACACTACAGGCTCTCTTGCACTCTACTAAAAACTAGTATATAAATTACTCACTATACATAATAAATGTTAAATGTAGACGCGTATAGTCGACAACCCTAGGGACTACATTTAAAATATCTAGGAGGATATTAATATGGCAACAACTACATTTTCGGGACCAGTAAAAGCGGGAACGATAAGAGAAGGAGCTAGTGCAAACGCAGGTTTTGTATTAATGGCTCAATCAGCAGTGATAGATATCATTGGTGCAACAGCTACAACAAACGTAGGAATTATTCCTGCAAATTCACAAATTGTAGATGTAGTATTAAACGTTACAACTGTTTCTAACGATGGTGGAACTGCAACAGTTCAAGTTGGACATGCAGGTGATACTGATGAGTATTTACCAGCTACTAACGTAAAAGCTTTAGCTACAACTAGAGGTACTATACAAACTGATGGTACAGACATTGGTACATCAGACCAAACTGTAACTGCAACTTACACAGCAGCTAACGGTGATGGTACTACAGGTGCAGCTACTGTTACTGTTTTGTACATACAAAATAATAACTTAAGTTAATAAATAATTAGTGTGGGGCTTCGGCCCCACATAAATTTAATGGAGAAAAATTATGGCAACATCAGATCAACAGTTTTCTACAAGAACTTCTGACGGTAGATTTGGTAGAGCAACAGACGCATCATCTAATTTTATTGGACCAGCTAGAATAACTTATATTCAAGTTGAAGGCGTAGCT